ATGCCAACGCTCCAGAACTGGATCACATTATCCCGCTGTCAAAGGGCGGCGGGCATACACGGGCGAACACACAGTGCCTCTGTCGTCGATGCAATGGCGCAAAGGGCGACACGGCGCGCGGTCAACTGGGATTAGGTTGGTAGACCGGGGCGGGGTAAATGTTGTTGCGCCAAAACCACAGATACGCCACGGTACCGCATGCGCGGAACGAATCGGGCTCCCAACCGTTCAAACGGAGCAGGAAATGTCAGGACAACCCGGACGAAGCGGGGGCGCAAGCGCGTTCGGGCGATCGACAAGCCAGCGGCCATGATCCAGTGCCACCGCTGCGGCGGGCGCGAGGTAATCGAGGCCAAGGTCGGCATGGTGCTCAAGAACGGTCGGCCGCAGGGAGGCACGAAGACGATTCTGTGCGCCACGTGCCACCGCCAGGGCGATCGTGTAGTCCTCGCCTGAGCATCACCACCTGAACACCCAATGGCCCGCCACCGCGCGGGCCTTTTGCGTTTCTGCTGCCCGGCGCGATGCCGGCGCGGCCTCATCGCCCGTGACGGGCAATTCACCCTCCCGAGAAGGAAGGCGTTCCATGCCGCTGCAACTGATTGTCGACACGCTCGACGCTGTCCCCGAAAACCTGCGCTCGCTGTACTCCGAGTCGGACGGCAAGTTCCGACTGGCTGTCGACGGACTGGAAGATACCGCCGGCCTCAAGTCCGCTTTGCAGAAAGAACGTGAAGCGGCCCGCACTGCTGAAAAGCAGTCCAAGGCGTGGATGGCCCTGGGCAAGACGCCCGAGGAGATCGCCGCATTGGTCGACGCACAGCGCAAGGCCGAGGAAGACCAGGCGTTGAAAGGCGGCGAGTTCGACAAGCTCAAGGCCCAGATGAACGAGCAGCACAAGGCGGAGCTTGCCAAGAAGGACGGCGCCGTTGTTGCGATGCGTGCGCACCTGGAGCGATTCCTTGTCGACGCGCAGGCCACCACAGCGATCACCGAACTGAAGGGGGTGCCGACCCTTCTGCTGCCGCACGTGAAGGCCGCTGTGAAGGTGGTCGACGACGGCGACAACTTCGCCGTGCGTGTCGTGGATGCAAACGGAAACCCGCGCGTGAACGGCAAGGGCGATTTCCTCTCCATTCGAGATCTGGTCGACGAGATGCGCCAGAACGAAGTGTTCGGCCGCGCGTTCGAGCCGTCCGGGGCAACTGGCAGTGGTGCCAGCGGCTCGGGTGGCGCTGGCGTTGGCGGCAAAACGATGACCCGCAGCCACTTCGAGACGCTGCGCCCGCAAGAGCGGGCCGCAACGATCAAGGCCGGCACGAAAGTCGTCGACTAGCAACCCAATCCGAAGCAATCCCGAGCCCGCCATGAGCGGGCTTTTTCATTTCTGAAAGGCCGAAATCATGGGCGCTCTGACCCTCACTTCCCTCCTGCCGACCATCTACGAAGCGATGGATGTCGTCTCTCGCGAACTGGTGGGGTTCATCCCCGCAGTTGCGCGCGACTCCAGCGCTGAACGCGCGGCCCTGAACCAGACCGTGATGTCGCCCGTGGTTGGCGCGATGACGGCCGAGGACATCAACGTCGGCGCCTACCCGGCCGACACCCCGGCGCAGACCATCGGTAATGTGTCGATGTCGATCACCAAGGCCCGCTCGGTCCCGTTCGGCGTGACCGGCGAAGAGAATCGCGGTCTGAACACCGCTGGTACGATGGGCACCATCAATCGCGATCGCATGGCCCAGGCGATTCGCACGCTGACCAATGAGGTCGAGACCGACTTGGCCGCGCTGCACATCTACGCCAGCCGCGCCTATGGCACGTACAACACGACCCCCTTCGGCACGGCGGCCGATCTGTCCGACTTCGCCAATTCGCGCAAGATTCTGGACGACAACGGTGCCCCGCAGTCCGACATGCACATGGTGCTCGGCTCGACCGCCGTGGCGAACATCCGCGGCAAGCAGTCGGGCCTGTTCAAGATCAACGAGGCGGGCACCGATCAACTGCTGCGGTTTGGCGTGCTGGGCGACGTGGGCGGCTTCGCGCTGCACAACTCGGCCCAGGTCAAGACGGCGGTCACGGCCGGCACGAACAACGGCAGCGCCAGCACGAACAACGCGGGCTATGCCGTCGGCGCCACCACGCTGACCCTGGCCTCGGCCGGTACCGGCACCATCATCGCGGGCGACATCATCACCATCGCGGGCGACACGAACAAGTACCTGGTCGTGACCGGCGACGCTGACGTGTCGGGCGGCGGTAGCATCGTGATCGCCGAGCCCGGGCTGCGCGTGGCGATCGCCGCGTCCAATACCGTGATCACCACGATCGCCGCGACGACCCGCAACATGTTCTTCCACCGTTCGGCCATCCAGCTCGCCACGCGCGCGCCGGCCATGCCCGACGGCGGCGACTCGGCCGATGACGTGATGATCGTCACCGATCCGGTGAGCGGGGTGGCGTTCGAGTTCTGCGTCTACAAGCAGAAGCGCCAGGTCAGGTACGAAGTGAACCTCGCTTGGGGCGTGAAGATGGTCGCACCGCGTCACTGCGGCATCCTGATCGGCGCGTAAGCACCGGCGCGCGGCTCTGGGTTTGCCTGGGGCCGCGCTCAACGACTGGAGCCGAGCATGCAAGTGCCGACCGTTCACATCAAGCATCCCGACTTGCCCGATGGCGCGCTGATCAACGCATCGGACTTCGATCCGGCCGTGCATGAGCTTTTCGCAGTGCCCGCGCCCGCGAAGTCGGCCGAACCGCCCAAGGGCAAGAAGTCGGCGAACGCCGGCCCGGCCTGAATTCACGGAGAACGCAATGCCTGCATTCAAGACCGCGACCAGTGGCTGCGTGAGCCAGGTCGCCATCACGCCGTCGGACACGACGATTTATGACCCGCCGCTCAAAGCCCTGTGGATCGGTGGCGCTGGCAATGTGGCAGCCGTCGCAGTCGATGACACGGCTGCCGTGACGCTGGCCGGTGCGAACGCGGGCCAGATCATCCCGGGGTTCTTCATCAAGGTCATGAACACGAACACCACGGCCACGAGCATCGTGGGCTGGCGATGAGCATCGAGTTGTCGCTGGGCATCGGGATCACCGAGACCCCGATGGATCGACGCGCGGGCGGCCCCGGCGCTGGCGCCGATAACCTGCTGCTCGAAACCGGCGACGCGCTCCTGCTCGAAACCGGCGACGCGCTGCTACTGGAGTGATCGATGGCTGATGCAAAACTCACCGCACTGACGGCCGCGAGCGCGCTGGCTGCGGCGGATCTGTTCTATGTGTCGCAGTCGGCCGCGAGTCGCAAGGCGACGGGCACGCAGTTGCTCGCCCTGGTCGGCACGACCTACGTCCCCCTGGCCGGCGGCACGATGACGGGTGCGCTGACGATTGCGAGCGGCACGCTGACCGCCTCTGCGCCTGCGCTGTCGATCACGCAGACGTGGAATGCTGTCGGGACGCGGTTCGATGGTGCAGTGGTCAACGTCACGAACACCACCAGCGCGGCAGGCAGTTTTATTCAGACGTGGCAACTGGCCGGCGTCAACAAGGTGGCAGTCAACAAAACCGGCGGGCTTGAGGTTTATCAACTCGCAACCGATGCATCGAACTACGAGCGCCTGACCCTCACCGGCGTGGCCGGCACGAGCGTGAACATCACGGCGGAGACGCTGGGCACGGGCGGGGACAATCTCGACATCGTGCTGACGCCTGCGGGGAATGGTTTTGTAAGTTTTCCTGGTGGGCTTATCAAACTCCCGCTGAACGCTACGCTTCGCAATACAGACAGCACGGGCACCGGCCTGTTTTACATGGACCTGTCGAATCTTGTGCTGCGGCGCGGTGATGCGGCAAGTTCATTTGGCGCGATTTTGTTTGGAGGTACGTCGTCGAGCGAGCCGGGTATCAAAAAGAACGGCGCGGCTCTCGATTTGCGGCTTGCAGATAACTCCGCATATACCGACCTGAAGCTGCGCAACCTGCTCGCCGGGGGCGGTAACGGCTCCTACGTCCAGACGCCATCGATGAAGGTCACCAACCTCGCTGCC